TGGGGACGCCTCCGCCTTCGCAAGTACCAAACCCGTAGCGGGGAGGAGCGCATGGAGGCACGGGTGACTGCCAGCCACGTCGAGTGGACCGAGCCGCTTGGGCAATCCACCCAGAGTAACAAACCGTCCTATGGGAACTATGGTAAGTACGATGAGTCTTCTTACTACAAGCCCAAAGAGGAGCAGCATCAGCCGACCTTCCAATCGGACGACGGCGATGATGGGGTACCGTTTTGATCATACTAGGGCTGGACCCTGGCCTGGCTTCATGCGGCTGGGCTGCCATCGAGCGTGAGCTTGATGGTGGCCTGGTCTGCCTGAGCGCCGGGGTGATCAGGACAAAGAAAGAACTTGGAAACAAATACCAAGACGACCTCCGTCGCATCCGCTACCTGTCGGCTGAACTGCAGTCCATCAAGGACACCTACCGCATGGACTTCGTCGCTAGTGAGTCGATGTCCTGGCCGAGGCACACACGGGCTATCCAGTCCATGGGCTTTTGCTGGGGGGTGATCGGCTCGCTGTTCGATAATGACTCGATCATTCAGCGCCGTCCTCAGCAGATCAAGGTGGACCTCGTCGGTAAGAAGACAGCCTCCAAGAAGGAGGTGGACGCTGCAGCCTGCAAGGTGATCGAGGAGCTAGACGTGTTCCTTGATGACCTGCCGAAGACGCAGCGTGACCACGCCGCCGACGCAGCGGCTGCCGTCATCAGTGCCTGGTGCGATCCGGTCGTCAAACTCGCTTGGAAGTTCAGTGGAAATAAAGAGATGTAACTGTAAGTGGTATGAGTGTTCGCTCGATAACAAGAGGAACTGCAGGAAATATGGGATTGACCCCAACACAGTAGACATCGAGGTCTACAGCAGGATCAGTTGGGTGTTCATTTGGGGACTGTACTTTGCGTACATCGTGTTTGGGGGACCGTATTGTGGAACTTGATATACATCAGATTGACGCACACTTTGAACTGCTCAAGGACGCAGGTGTGCCCAAGGCGTACAGGCTATGGACCTTGGGGGACAGCAGCATCGCTGACCCTCGGGAGCCTGTCATCCGGGACAGTGAGAACCTAGCAGCGCAGCAGGTATGCGACGCTCACACCAGCGAGGGGTGGCTTGTCTTAGCTGGCGACGTTGGCACGGGGAAGACCACCTTCGCCACCGCTACCTTCAACGACATGGTGGCTAAGCGCGTCAGGCGCAACACCCAGTATGGTAGCAAGCGCCCACCCAAGTGGCTGACCGAGGCTAAGTTCCTTCGAGGGGCTGGGCTCGCTGGGTCCGCAGGCTACCATGGACGGGCTGCCTTCGTAGGCACCATGGCTATCTGCCCCATCCTTGTCTTCGATGACTTGGGAGGTCAGCGCGTTCCACTTACCAACTGGGGAGCCGGAGCAATCCGGGACATCATGGACGAGCGGTACGCCAACATGCGACCGACCATCCTGACAACAAACCTTGCCACGTGGGACGAGCTTGCCCAAAGATACGGGGACCACATCGTAAGCCGCATGATCGAGCGTGCTAAGTATATGACCGTCCTCAAGGGGCGTGACCGGAGAATGAACCGATGAAGATAAAGATGACCACCCGTGTGATCGAGGGGATACTCTGCCTTGCCAAGCCTGGCGTGGCGCACTGCGTGAACTTCAAGATGTCTGCACCTGAGATGCACAAACGGAACATCAAGTACAGGGACGTAGCCCTTGCACGGGAGGCTGTTGAGTGGGCAGAGCGCGTCACCGACGCCAGGAAGGCAGGCATCCTTGAGACTAAGCCTGAGCCCAAACTAGACCCAAAGATGGAACTGCCTGTCTTTGAATCTGTGGACTAAAAAGACGAAAGCGACCCTGTACAAGGCCGCTTCCGCGTTCAGGAAAGTGAGGGGCTTGGAATCCCTCAGGGATAAGCGGGGACTGGAACCGCTTATGGATGCAACATAGGGTACCTTGTTAGGTAATGCAAGCCTAACGAAACAGGACTGCGTTCAAAGCCTGAGCAGCACCGTCACAAGCGACGTAGACCTTAGCCTCACGGGCAACGGCTAAGTTCAGCGAAGCGCCGGGCTGGAGCAAGACACCCTTGACCGAATCGCTGTTGCCAACCCACACGTTGCTCGGTCCAGTGTTGCTGATGAGCAGATGATAGACACCATCGTAGGTGAAGTTAGGGGAGGTGAAACCGTTACCCCAAACACTATCGAAGGCACCTCCGCCAGTAAGCGTGATCTGTTCCGTCTTGCAGGAGCCCGTAAGGATAGGAGCGTTAGCGCCCTGTCGATTGTTGTCAAACATCTGCACTCTCCAAGGCGTCGATGATCTGAGTCTTTGTCATGCGGCTGCTTACCTCAACACCACGCTCATCCGCTAGTGCAATCAGCTTAGCCTTCGTCATTTTGGACAGGTTCATAAACTTGCTGACACCGGACTCCGAGTCAGGCTCCGCCTTGACGTAGACAACGACCTGCCTACCCCCGAAGTTCATCAGTTTCTTTTGTAGTTCCATGATTCCCCCTACGGGTGAGCCGGCTTGCCGGCATGATAGTCTCTAAGTATTTCGTCGGCGCTAAGCGCACGGCTGTAAAATCTAACGGTGTCCATGTTGCCGGTCAGGTAATCATCAGGATTTCCCGCTGCATCATTTTGCCTTCGCCCAAACTCCCAAGGGGTTGTAGCGTGCCAAGCGATCGACGCTCCATTGCCTGCATTTGTTGCTCGTAACTCCCCATCTACATATAGATGCAAGTCGTTGCCAGCGCCTTCATTTACGAAAGCGATGTGGTGCATATTGCCTTTGACAGGGGGAGCGTACTGCACAAACTTTGCCCCAGGGCTGAAAAGAAAACCAGAAATAAGGGCGTTATTGTCTAGCATCGAAATGCCCATATCGCGACCGGTTTGCAATCCGTCCTTGCCCACTAGGTACTCACCGCCCTGAACAGGGGGGTTAGGGTTTTGCTCTCCCCATACTGAAATAGTAAAGGCACCACTAAAATTCAACTTCGCAGGGTTGCCAACGGCGACGTAGTTTGAGTCACCAGTTACAAAGTTGGGGAACCAACTGCCATCACCGCTAAGCGTGCCGTTAGCAGGCGTGGGCATTGAGTCATACCAAGTGGTACCCCCAACACTTAGGCTCTCATAACGAGCGGTTGCATCACCGGTGGGTACTGGCGGACGTACTGACTTAACCATTGCTCCCCCACCGTGCCGGACCCTGCCGGATGTCAACGTGTGTGAATGTTTTATACCGACCTAAGCCGCCGTTGGGAATAGCACCTGTCTCCATCAGGTCCTGCACCCTGTCAGCTACAGCGGCAGCAGGCACGCCCATCACGTCGATGTCGGCTGCGATGCCCTCAAGGTGCTTGGAGTATTGGGCTCCCCCCACGTCCTTGTTGTGCTGCTCGCAGCGGTAGGCACTGTTGATCCTGATCGGGAATCCAATCTCGTCCCGGATGCGTTGCAGCGTCCAGGCAAGGTGGCGAGTGCGATCCGGGTAAGCACTTGGCCCATCACAATATTTGTTACACTTGCAGTAAAATTCTTTAGGGCTGAAGTTGGGTGGGTATCCGCTCATTTGCGTTTCCTTAGTATCTCGATAGCGAGCCTGTTGCCTTTCAGGTCAGGCGGCAGCGGGGACATCTTCATTTTGATGAAGGCATTTTTGAACAGCGTCTTTTCGTTCTTGTCCCAGTTCTCACGCGCCTTGACACCATCAACAAAGCCGAGCGCAGCATCAATAACCTGCTTGTTGTACCAGTCTCGCACATCCGACCATGCCTTGACCCTGTCCTCGATAGTACCGCTCTTCTTGACTACTGGGTCATAGTAAAGGCTGATCAAGTTCTTCTTCATTCTTCCAAGGTTGCGCTCTAACTTACCTTTCGATCCGATCCCGCTGGCAGCCAGATCACCCCAGATCTGAGCCTGGTCTGCTAACAAGCCAGCACTGTTGCGAACGAAGAAGTCACGAAGGCGACCCTGTCGTTGCGATGGGAGTGTGCCCCGATTGATGTAATCGTAGTATGTCTCGGGCAGCATCTCATCAGCCCACTCAGGCAGCGCATCATTATCACGAAGCATACCCACAATAATCTCGAAAACATCGTTAGGGGTTCGACCCATAAGCGACTGACGCAATCTTCGATAAGCACGCGAGCTTGTCTTCTTCTCGTTGGCAATAATGTCATTAACCATGCTGATTACAGGCGCATCGGTTGCAAACCCCAAAGCGGTAAGCGTATTGATCATGGCATTATAGCCTGAACTAGTTGATCCCGCCTTTGCTGCCAGCGACATCTCTAAGTCTTTACGCCCCTGCTCCGTGCCACCCCAGTCAAAGATGGTACTAAGCATTGTCGGTACGTAATGGTAAAGTTTGACCGCCTCGCCAATAGCACTGAGCTTACTAAAATCACGGAGCATTGCCATACCTGGCGATTTAGCTGCCGCAGTTGTGCCCGCCGCTGTCGAGCCAGCAAACGGATTGAGAGCAGAGATGAGCTTGTCCGTTTTGTCATCGGTACGCGACTTGTTTGTATGCAAGATGGCAGCAAGCCTTGCGCGCTTCATGGCGTCCTGCTTAGCCATCATCCTGTTTACTTTGGCGCTGTTGGTTACATACTCTGGTGGCGTGAGGCCCATCACTGTACGAAACAGATTGGGTCCACCGATTCCTTTGACTTTCAACATCCATGTTAGGAATGGCGACAGGAGGGTCCCGGACAAGCCAGCCCGGTCAATAGCCCTCAGAACGCCCGGTCGATTGCCAAAGTCTACGAAGCGATCATTAGCGCGCCGTCGAGCGTTAGCCATCAATATATCTCGAAGCGCCTTATTCTGAGGTGCGTCAATATTATCGAGGTCTAACTTCTTGTTTTTGTAGAAGTAGTTACCAGCGTTGTCTCTTCTAATAACACGCAGAACTTTAGGTCCGGTACGAATAGATATGTCAGCGCCAGGTTCGAGGTTTCGGATGAAGTCTAGCGTCTGTCGCATTGCGCCCATAATCTCGACGCGCTTTGGAACGATGTCACCGGCAGCGTAGAGTTTTGTAGGCCCCTTTGCGCCAGCCCTTGCTCCACGTTTCATCAGAGCAGCGATTTCGCTTTTGCTCAATACACCAGCCGCAGCATCAACCAACTGTCCCAGTTGACCGGCACTGAGCAGGCTATTGGTATCATCAGCACGGAGGAAGTTTCTGATTTCACGCGCAGTGAAGTCCGCCTTATCGAGGCCGATGTCTTCAAGCATCCTGCGCATAGCCGTTTCATCTTTGCTGAGTTTAGGTTTAGGCACCCCTTTTGGCCATTTGTTATGGTATGCTGCTGAACTTATTAGTTCATTCATGTAACCGACATAGATTGCTGGCATGGGCACACCACGCTCGACAGCAGAAATGGCGGCATTACCAAGGTTGTTTAGGAGTGATGTCCCACCTGACAGAACGGTATTACCCGTTTTGAATATGGACCCAAGCGTGTTCATCACGCGCCCATATTTACTGGTATCGGCGTTCCAGTTGGTGATCCAGTCTAGGGTGTTAGCCAGTTCAGGTCTAACTTCCATTTGATTCAGCCTGCTAAGAGGCCCATCCTCGGTAACTTCGTAGGCCCGGCGAAGGTTGGATTGAAACGCCCTCTCATCCGGGGTGAAATCAATCCCTGCCTCACGCAGCGCGTTATAATCTGCATCTAGTTTTTCAACGTCACGCTTGAACAACTGCAGTTCGGTGGTCGGCCCGATAATCCTACCATCATCGAATGACCGCACCAAGCCTTCCATCGCTGCTCTAAACTGCGGGCTGTCAGGTTGCGCATACTTGGCTCGAAAGAACTGCTGGAAGTTACGGTCGTTTAGCCTGCGCCTGATTTGCGCAAATGTGACGCCAGCAGGGAGAGCCATCGGGATAGTTTCGCCACGCATGATGACTGACTCAGCGATCCCCTCAGCTAAGTTGTCGATCCACTGAGGAGGCAACGAAGCGCCCTTTGCCTCGGGGATATTACGCCAAGTCTTGATAGCCTCGCTGAGAGGCATCTGCTTGCCAAGGTAGTTAACACGTATCTGATTAGCCACCATGTTAGCATTGTCGGCGATGGCATTGCGGAACGAGCGTGCAGTCAGGGCTCCAAGTTCGCGTTGCATAATCTGCCCGGTAGCCCCTAGCATTGCTTGGCGAATGTCGCTTTGTGGCATCTCACGCAAGGTGCGCTGCACTGCGTTATTAATGTTTACTTCCACATCGCCGATTCGGAGCGTACCGGTCACTGGCTTGTCGGTTAGCGGTGCCGTAGACCGCATAACGTTCATCTTCTTAGTGACTTTATTGATTTCATCTGGCGACAACTTGCGATTAATCCGGCGCTGGATGTCCTGAATCACGCCCTGCCTTACTGCCCGAGACTGCAGGAACATCGAGGACTCAAGACCGGCGATCTGATCTATTTGGGTTCTGACGTAAGGGGCTCGGTCGCCGATAACCTCATTGAGGATCTGAAGCGAGGCATCCAACGGCTCTTGGATTGACTCCGGCAGTTTACGACGCACCCCTTGGACAGTCCTACCGGCAGGTGGTTGGTCAACACGTGAGGCGATCTTTAGGTCTGGCGCTACCGACCCAACTAGTTCTGACTCCAGAACCTTGACGGGTGCTACATCTTCGAGTGCAGCGATAAACTCGTTGGCGTTATCTAGATCGCCACGCTTGATGGCATCCTCAATCAAACGCAACTGCGTCTGCAGTTTGCTACCTGCTTTAGCCGCCTCGCTTAGAAGGAATGACTTAGCAACACCATCGCTTACGTTACGGGCTGCAGACACCTGCTTGACGATGCGATCCAATGCGCCAAGAAACTCTCCACCGAGCGCTGTATTCTTAGCAGTCTTTGGGCCTGACCTTAAAGCAGAGATAACACCTCGGTATCCAGCGCCAGCCATCAGGCCCGCAACCCCACCAGCCAAGCCAGAGGTAGCAAAGCCGATAGCCCCTGGGATAGCAGCGCTCTTCAGGATGTCCCCTGTAGTTAGCGCCATCTCCCCAGCGGGAACGTCTACACGCCTGCGTGGCTGCGAGCCGCCGACAACTTTCTCTGACCGACTAAGCGGGATGTTACCAGGCAGCAAGTCCTCAACGGGCTTGTTAAGTATTGTGTCGGCAGCGCGCTCAAATGCTTGGGTTGTGCGGTTGATACGCTCCGCTACCTTGGGCGGCGCTTTAGCAGCAGCGGCAGCGGCGGCAGCGGGAGCCCCGGCTTTGGCGAGTCTGAAAGCAGGTACTAAGGTAGTAAAAGTGCCAATCGGATCAGTTGCAATAGATTCAAGAGGATCACTAAATACTTGCGCTGTACCTGCGGCAACAGCCGGCGGCATTTTGGAAAGTATGTTTGCTACCGCCTCGGGATCTTTCTCGCTTGCCTCAATCAAGGTGTCTGCCAAGTGAAACAAGCCAGTGGCAAAGTCACCCCCCTCACGGATGATGTTCTTTACAAACTGACCTGTCCCACCAAGGACGCCCTTGCCCTCATACTCTTTGAGGATTTCATCCTGCCGCTTCTCCAGCATGTCGTACATCTTTATGTACTCATCAGGGTCGGCAGCCTTGGGCAGCGCTTTGGCTGCACCCATCACTAGGTTGTATGCACGTGACTTGGCAAAGTTCTCCATTGGGTCATCATAGTCTGGCCCAGCAAACGCGCTGTCGTCACGGAATACCATTATTTCAAACCAAGCTCTTCGCCCGCTTGGGCTTGGGCTGCTTGTGTAACCTGACCCGATAACAGAGCCGCTGCATCGGTAGTTGCAACTGAGCTTGTAATGTAATCTTTGCCCATTATTAGATAGATTGCTTGGAGTCGCTGTTCGTAGTTTTCTGGCGTAGTGCCAGAACGGTACTTACTGAGTTCTTTGGATGCTTTTATGCGAACGGCGCGCTGTTGGATGCTGCCGAGTAAGCGGTTCATTTCACTATTGAGGTCGGACTGTGCTTTCTTGGCGCTGTCCTTCTTACCCTTTAGTTGATCTTTGCGCTTTTGAGCAGCAGCGCTTGCAGCGGCTCTTCGTTTCTTAGCGTCCGCATTGACAAGAGCAATGAGGAGAGCCTGTCCTGTTTCCGCTGCAGTTTTGGCTGTCGTAGCCTTCTTCTGCTCGACATCAGCCTCAGCCTGTTTGATTTGCGCTTCACGCAGGCGTATCTTCTGAGCACGATCAGGATCAAACTTCGGAATCAGGTCAACAACTTCCTTCTCAAACTCAGTGGCGATTTCGTCGTCAGTTCTGAAGTAGTCACCCAAGGTTTCACGAACCGGAGCGAACCGGCCCAGTAGGTTCCTAACCTCCTGAGCGTCCTCTTCAGATTTGACCTCACGTGCCATGCGCCGCAGTTCCTGTTTCTGCTGGAATGGGGACAGTGTTGCCAGTTGTTGACCACGCTCACTGAGGAACGATACAGGTGCCCGCTGTGCAAGTTCCCGGCCCCGCTTGCGCAGTTCTCGGTTGATTGCTTCTCGGTTAGCCATCCTTGCCTCGGTGGACTTGTCGATGTTTTGCTGGACGATGAACGGGTTGATCTGTTCGCCGAACTTCTCTTGGAACGTGCGGCTCTGCCTTTCAAACTGCTTGTTATCCTTACGCACCTGATTGGCGAGCGCCCTGAGTTGCTCATCATCCATATCAGCAAGTTGTTCTGACTGGATCAGTTCCGGGGTTGGAAGTTCTTCTTCGATCTGCTTGCGGATGGCTTCTTCGCTTAGTGCAGCCGCATCCGCTGCAGTGCTTGCCCGGCCTTCACGCTGCGCCTGGGTAACCATTTGAAGGATGCGCTCTTCCGGCACCGTCATGCGCGTTTCAGAGGTCACTGGGCCACCGTAGGCTAGTTGCTCAAACTCCCGCTTGGTGTCAGCAACGCGCTGGTCTAGTTCTTTGGAGCGCCTGTCTTTAGCCCCAAGTTGTTTCTGGGCTTCTGTAAGTTGCGTAAATACGTCCGACACCTCACGGGCTTGGTCAATCAAAGCCATCCGGTCAGGATCATCGGCAGGCATCCTGTCGATCAGTGCTTGCAGTTTCTCTAGTTTATCAAACTGCATCTTACGCTGACCTTCGATAGCCTGCATCTCTGCTTGCATGGCCATGTTGCCACGCGCAGTGACGGTATCAGGCATTGCGTCTGGGTCACGTTCTGCCATGCGCTCACGCTGCTGACGGACCTCTTGCTGACTTTGCCCTGCCTTCATCTGCTTTTGTGCTAACTCAGCGTCTTTGAGTTGGGCGATTGCAGCGCTGCGTTTTGCCGCTGCTTCTTTGGCAAGCCCGAGCCCACCCTCCTTGGAGCGGAAAGGCAGTTTGCCTAAAGCGCCGATACCCTGAGCCAAGAGGTAGACACCGCCTGGGGATACGAACGATGCAAGCGCTCGGTCCATGGCAGTTTCCTGCGGACCAGACCGTTGGATGATTGGAGCCTTGAACGATGATCCTACAATACGCGCCATTAGATCGACCCTAAACCACGACCGCCGCTAGCGAACATGTCCTCTTCGTAAAGCCTAAACTTACGAGCTTGCTCAAGTGCGTACTCACGCTCGGTTTCTGAGATGTCCTGACGTGAAGCATAGCGTTCCAGTTCTTTGGCAATGCCCTCTTCGTCGTCTCCGAATACACCTCTGTATTGACTTTCAATGCCTTCAATAAACGACTCGACGCTTTGCTGTGCTTCTGCCGGGCTGACGTACTTCTCAGCCATGAACTGCTGCTTCTCTAGCCGGGTATCAATCGCCCGCTCTTCAGCAGATGCAGCATCAGCCGCAGCTTGCGCCTGCAGGCCAGCGCCCACGTCAGCCAGCATCTCACCACGTCCGCCACCACGGGCCATACGGGCACTGCGCCCAACGTCAGCAGCGAGGCTTTGCTCTGCGCCACGACGAGCGGCTGCCGATCTAGCCTTTGCGGCCCTAGTAATCGCATCAGCTTTCTGGTCGAACAAACCCTCAGCAGTCTGGCCAATACCACGCAAACCCGTTCCAACGCCGGCTCGGGCTCGTTCTAGGCGCTGCTCTTCTCGGGTTCCACGACCACGGCGACGAGTAGTTCCCGGCGAGGTTTGACCGGGACGACTAACAACGGGACCAGTTCGAGCGGCACCTGCCTGCTGCAGGTTGCGTTGCGCCGTACCCTGCATGTTGTTTTGATTGCGGCGTCTACGCTGCCGTCCTCGTTCAAACACACTCATAATAACCCCTTAGCACAGATGCTTCTTACCAACTATGTACACCCAGTGACCGCCAAAGCCGATGACACCCTCGTTGGCAGGCATATTGTCTATGCCACCAGAGTCACCGATTTCCCACCTGATTTCAAGGTATTGGTCCATACCCGCCATCGCAGGAGTGAAGGGCAGCAACGCCCCTACGCTAGGTGCCATAGCCGTTCTTGTAAGTTCACTACTGAGCGCTTGACCAACAAAGATCGGACGCCCCGTGTCGTCTAATCCCGCCTTGGCATTGTTGTCGTAACCAGTGCCCTCCTGGCCCACGATGTGAACCAAGGGGATGTTCATCAGTTGCATGTTCTCAGTGCGGATGATTGCTTGATCGATTTGGTATCCGCCCTTGGTTGCAGGTGTCCACTCAGCAAAAGCAACCTGCCTGCTTTCAAACAGGTCAGTTCGCACACCGCAGCCGACACCCACTCCAACCTTGTTGGTAAACGTGGCAGACGTGGGCACCACCGCTCCAACGTTGACGCAGGCAAACACGTGGTGGATTGTCATAGGGAACTGCAGCGGGATGATGCGTCGGTCGCACACAGCGTTTGAATACGGTGACGCGCCAATCAACGGCAGGAACGGAGTGTCGTCACCAGCCGGAACCCCACCACGACAGTACCAGCCGTTACCCCACATAGGGACTGCGATGATTTCGTAGGCAGCATCGTCGAGGATATTACTCTTGAATGTCTGCCTGCTCTTCTCGCTGTACCCACCCTTGAGGCGGTTGTGAAATACCGTGTCAATCTTTTCGAGCGCTGTCTGAACGCCGTCACCAGCCGTGTTGTCATCAGCGGTAATCAAAGCGCCAGCACCCGGCGCAGTCGTAGTTACCGGGCTGACCGACCTGCCGCCCTTGTGGCTGGTGGGGATGTTCTGCAACTCGTTGTCATTGCTGACAATCTTGTCCCGCTCCATAAGAGGTGCATAGAAGTCAAGGGTAACTACAAGGCTGTTGATTACCAAGTCTGCAGCGCTGCTTTGAAACGAACTAAGATCAACCTCCAGAAACAGCACCTGATAAGGGTCAACGCTGATGCCTAGCCCCGTCTTGATGCTGGGGTTTTGAACGAAGTCAGCGTTGCTAAACTGCAGGCTATCGAAGGTGATTGATGCAAGTTGGTTATCCGGGAAGCCAGCCGAGCCACCGAACACCAGACTCTTCTTACTAAAGATGTTTACTGTAAACTCAACATGATCGACCTCGTCAAAGTCCAAGCTGCCATCTTCCTTGATGGCTGCTGCCTCTGCACGCTGGTCGAAAGACAGGCTGATGGAGTCCAGCACATAACTGATGTCTTGAGGGTAGCTGACCCCATTAGATCGGAACATCTCTTGAGGAGGGGCAAGGGTAAACGATGCCTGTACCTGCCTGCGGTCAGTGCTCCCTGATGCGCCAATCTTCGGCTGTAGCCCAGACCACGGGAACGATATGCGGAACCGACTGTTGGCGGTGTCCATGTTGGACGCTTCCACGCCTGTGCTGGTAAACCGGGTGAGCGATTTCTGGATCTGAGTATGGATGTGGCTGGTAAGGAGTTTGACTCCACGACTTAGCCTCTTGAAACCAATCTTAGGCATAGCGCAACGGCTCCAAGAAAGTAGCAGTTAGTGTGGGCGTAAAGTTACGCCAAGGCTGTGTGCCCCACAATACGGTGCTGCCTGACTCGTCCGGGATCAACAGAACTAAACGGATGCGCCCAAAGGCTCGGACTGGGATGTTAACGTCCTGTAGATTGATGAACCAACCAGAAGCATTACCGCCAGGATAAGCAGGCGACATAACAGTCGTCGGCGCACCTGACAAAGCAGTCGAGGTAAGCAACCACGCATCCGTGCTGAAGTTCTGCTTGTGAATCTCCATATCCGACTGCGATCGGTCACTGGGCGCATACTCAGAGTCCACATAGACATGTATCTCAACTTGGTCCGCATTAGGCGGTAGGTAAGGAGCGGAAATGCCAGGCATTTGATATGGCGCACCAGCCGCATCATCCTGCAGCATGGCATATGTTAGGTTGTGAATGATGACCGGGTGATCGAACGTAGTGCTCGTTTCCCATCCAATAAGACCGGTGCTGCTATTTGCTTGGGTGCCTTTGTATCGGAACGGGTTCTTCACACTGCCAGTGTTGACAATGGGAAAGTATGGATCACGCCTAGCTGCGCCGGTATCAAGGATAGGGCTAAAGCCAAAGACAAGTTGGCTTTGCGTGAAGCGGGTTTTGACCGCAGACAGCGGCACACCATCTGACAGTTCCTCCAGTTTCTGGAGTGCCTCTTCGAGGCGGTTGCCATCAATCGTGGTGCCGTCACTGAACTGCTGATGAGTAATGTATCTGATGCTCATGGAACCACCTGAGTGTAACTTACATGATGAAACGGACTGTTTATATCTGTTAAGTTCATGGACCCCAAAACTGCAACCGTCGAGGCATGGACGTTGTAGTTGTAAATAATGTGCCCAGTGTTACTTTGTGCGCCATGAAAGATGGTATCGCTGACCGATAAGTAGCCACCATCATTTACTTGGATGTAGGTATCAGCCGCAACGCTGTGCTTGCCATCAGCTTTGATTACCTGACATTTCTGCAGGATAAGCCTGCCGCCGTTCTCGATGGTCAGCCCCGCACTAGCAGACGACATTTCAATGTAGGCATTGCACAACGTCACCGTGCCCTTGATAACAATGTCACGCTGGAACCTAACGCCAGGAGCGCAGGTGATCATGTGCTTGCCTGACTCTACAGTGAAGCCGCCATACGTGCCGGTCGGTACAAACAAACCGCCGAAGTCCTTACGCTCGAAGGTAATCGCTGACTCGGGATCAATGATCTGCGCGCCCAGCGAGCGCACTGTGTCATTGTAAGATTCGGTAACGTTGTAGTTGAGACTGTTGCGCTGTGTGCGCTCTGCATCAAACAGTTCCCGTGTTTTGCTCATCGACCCACCCGCCGACGTGCTTTGCTGCGCAGGCGGAGGAGCATCTTAGAACTTTTGATTCGGATGGATTCCGCTTTGTTTCGCATGAACCCGAACATCATGTAGCTGATTGTTTCGCCACGTGTGCTGTCCGAAGTCTGGATGGTATCAAACTCTTCATCGTCGATGAGGTAGTCACCATAGGTTGCAGCGTTATTGAAAGTCTTTGGTGTGATCGAAGTGGACGAGCGGAAACGACTGCGAACACTAAGTTTGTTAGCAATCGACTCTATGTTTCCACCTGTAAAATCAATCACTTGGGATGACCAGTCTTTCCAGTCGCTACCAAGGAGGGTGTTGTAAACGCCCCACAACCAGCCAGTAGACAACTCGCTTGTGGCAGTTCCGTGGCTCACCATCGAAGTGAACAAACCACGTGACTGGATCTGGGCGTTGCCATCGCTGACCTGCATACCTTTGTATGCCCAGTCAACTGCCTGCGCTTTGCTGTCATTGGCATTGAGTTGGCCAAAGTATGACTGCCAAACATAAACTGACGGGTTAGCTGTGCCGGATGCGCTGGTCACAGTAGATACCACGTTGCTGATACCGTATCCCCAGAAGTTCCCAGTAACTGGCGATCCCGTCAAAACGTACCATGGATTGCGCTGGCTCATCGTTGTGTTGGTGGCAACAGCAGCACCAAGCGATAGGCTTAGATTGTCTTTCCCGCCTGCCGGAGTAAGAGTCAGCGTATAGTTTGCCGCATTGTTAAGGCGCTCTGTCGGCACAAGGCCGGCAGCATCGAACACAAAGTTAGCGTCCTGATAGTCAAACGACAGCAGGCTTGCCGTTGGGTTCTTGTGGGCAGCGTCCGTAACTAGATCAATCTGTACTTCGTAGCCGCCCGTGTTGCCGTTGTATGTAGGTTTGCCAATGTAATACCGGTTGGTATTCGACGCTGCACCGTAGACCAGTTTCCAGTAACCAACGACAGTTCGGCTGTCCTCGTCTTTGATGCTGCGATCTAACGCCCCGCCACGGCCATACTCAAGAAGGTAGTAACTGGTGCTGTCTACCTGCTCACTGGTAATGGCGTCTGTAACCGTCTCAGTTTCAACGCTGCCAACCATAAACAAGCGGTCGCCAGTGTACATGACGAATGGGTTGTCAACGTTCTTGGTGACACCAACAAACGAAACGCCACCACTAACTGCGACACTGCTCTCTAGCGGCCAAATGCTCCACTCACCGCCAGTATATACCCAACACACATTGCTGCTAGCAAAACAGGCCACAAGCGCCTGCTTCTCTTCCCAGTATGATAGCGATACGGTTTCACCGTCTTTGTACCTGTACAGTGTAGTGGGTTGCTCGTTGTTCACAGGGTCAGCGACACCGCTAGCTGTGAGGTAGTGATTCAATGGGGAGGTGATACCACCAGCAAAGAATGAACTAATCGGGATACTAAGTTCCTGAAACTCGGTGCCGTTGTTTGAAAGGTAGATGCCACTCTTGCCGACCCAGAACGTACCAGCACCAGTTGAGTATACTGCGGTCTGCGAAACACAGCCCACTGTTTTGCTCAGAGTAACGATGAACCCTCGGGAGGCCAGATCGCCTACCGACGGTTGATAGAAGAACGTTTCGTCTTCAGTGAAGATCATCAGGTTGTCGAGGACCTGGCTCATCGCAGTAATACGGTTGGACGTTGGAACCTGAATGAAGTTGTTGGCGGCAAAACTGTTAGGCGTTCCAATATCGCTGAAAAAGACCTCGTTACGACCGGCAATAGCCAGCCTTCCGCCTACACTAGCCACCGCTTGGATAGCAGGCAGTTCAGAGTTGTTGCGGTAGGTGAAGCCCTCGTTGAAGACGCCATCGACAGCAGTCAGACGGTTGATCAGCGATGATTCTGAACGACCATTCACCCAGTCGTTTTTCTGCGCTGACTCTACCTGCCCTGTCTTGATCTTACGAAAGTCCACAGGGAAGTAGGACAGGATACCGGTAAACTCATTGCCGAAGATAAGACCGGACTGGAAACCGAGAAAGAAGAAAGGCGCATCAAGACCGCCAACGAAGTTCTGTCGATCAAAGTCTTGGTTCGTCTCGTAGCAGCCGTGCCATGTAGCTGGGCTATTTGATGTAGTCGCTCTACCGGGGCTTTTGTTTTGCCCGGTGTGGTTGTGCAAGACTTCCTCGTAAAACTCACCGGTATCTACATCGTGGATGCTTACACTGTAGTAAGCACCCCAGCGGTTCGATGAGTCAGCCTCGGAACCATCGACGCCCTCACCGGATGACGAGCGCACCTGAAACACTGACAGGATCTGAGTGGTGCCAAACTCAGTTTCGATGGCGTGGCTACCAAGGTGCTTCTGATACCCAGCGCTGAAGTCCACGGGGTTTACCCCTTGGAACACGTTGCTTACGTTGCTGAGCGTGGTGTCAATCTGACCTAACTGACCAAACCCGCTGCGGACCGATAGGTATGCCTGACCATCAGGACGCCATACATTTTGCGCCCAGTCCCCACGCTCAAGGTTTCGGTCCTCGACACCACCAGCAATAAGTTCAAGCTCAACGCCAGGTACCGCCATTAGAACCGTCCGTAATAATCACGCTGCGGGGTAATGTATTGGGCATTGTCAGAAACGCGCCCAGTGGTCAGGTAGGTTTCAAGTTCGCGTTCTTTGCGGGCCATCTGCACCTGCAAGGGCTCGTTGAAAGCGCCATCTCGAATAGCGTAATATTGAGCAGCATACATCGCAATCAACTGATGATGCGGACGCAAGTCATCAATGTAATCGGTGGACACCGAGGTCCAGTTGATGATCGGTTCCCTGATGTATTCCAAACGGAGGTACTGCCCGGAGTAATCATAGGCAACAATCAGTGACTGACCATTGACGCAGTAATCACCTTGACCCTGGCTAACCTGCAGCGAAGTGGAAGCCGGCGTCAGGTAGTAGTTGAGATTGTCACCAGTAGACCCAACAGCACTAGGAGGCGAGTCAACAGAACCAATGCGGACAATCCGGGACATTAGTTTGTTTTGAGCCACAGCCGTTGCACCAAGGATAGGATGGGTGTCCGTGAAGTTAGCACCATCCGCTAGGCTAATCTCGGCTTGCGCATTGGGCACCAGCATATAGGTACGCTCAACAAAGTAGTTCGGGTCGATGGATGTGACCTTCTCACGGAAGTCACTATACCCTGCCTTTAGGTAGGTATTGGTGTTGTCCGACGTAAGGAAAGTCTCGTCAGTGTCATCGACCAGCGACTGGAACAGGTTGTAAACCTCACCAACGTTCATCAGCCGCCTCCCATATCATTGCGCCGCAGGCCCTGCTCAGGATTAGCGTCACCGTCTAGCATCTGGCGTGCAATCTTGAGTGAGTTCAGTTTGTTAAACTCAGTGCTCTGTTGCAAGGCCGCAACCGGACTCTCCATAGCAATAACCTGATCGGCTGCTTGACGTGGGTCCTTGGTAGCACGTGGGAAAACACGGTCGTTTACCAGTTTATCGACGAACTGGTTCTCCGGTGAGCCGAAGGTTTCGATGCTGATCAGAACGTCACGTAGATAGTTCTGCCGTTCCTCAGGTAGGCTGTAGTAATCAGGACTACGAATAAAGTTACTAAAGACCTCACGGAACGCCTGCAGATCGTCAGTAGTAAAGATTTCAATCTCGTTTCCAAGTGCTGCAGCTTGAAGGATGTCGTTAGCATGAGCCATCGCCTCCATCTTCTCAGTGACAAATGCGTTGCCTGTACCGAACTGCAACTCAGTAAGGGCAGTCGTCTTATCAATAAGGCCAAGCTGCAACAGATCAATGATCTTCTGATCACGGTCCTGCTTCTCATTGCGAAACAACGAGCCAGCCTCGATGAAGACTTCAGGCTCCTCAACCAGCGATGTGGCCTGCAGGTACTTGAACACAACTTTGCCGAAGCTATCTAGCATACGGACCATCTTACCTTCGGTATAGTACCGCTTCATCAGGGTAAGAACGATGGTGCCGAGGTCGCTAGCAGCCTTCTCGATGTTGGCCTGGGTAGTCTGCAGTTGTGTAGCATCCTTAGCAGACAGTTGTTCAATAGCCTTCCCAGAGGTAACACCGACGGCTCGCTTGCCGAGCGACGTAGCATGTAGGCCACTTACGTCCATCATCTCACTGGCAATCTGCGAGATGTTCTGCAGGACAAAGCCAGGAAGGCTTGGGGGCGTTACAGCCGTAGGAGCGCCACCGGCTGGGTTGTAGTAGACCTTTTCGCCACGACGATTCGTAATAGCGTTTGGTCCAACCCCTGATGTCTTTGGGATCAACCACTTGGGATTACCAATAAGGTCCGCGTTTTCAATGACTTGTGCGCGTGATCGGTTATACTGAGACTGCAAGTCAATCAGCGGCTCAAGGCAACCAACACCCCAAATGCGCCCTGGAATATCGGTGTACCGCAGGAACTGCAGTGGGTTAGTCTCGCCAAACCACTTGCCTTTGAACAGGTAGGTCGTATCAAGGAGCACCCGCCGCTCGTTGTTGCGAAAGAAAATCTCGTAGATCTTCAAACGGTCTTTGAGCTTTTGCTTGGGATACAACCCAAAGGCATTGCGCAGTTGGTCATCGTAACTGCTGGCTGCAGCCTTCTTAATCTGTTCTTTGAACTCCGGGTAGGCAGCCTCTAGCTCATCCCGGTTCACCAACTTGGAGTAGGCAACGTAGTTGCTTTCCTTGATGCGCGTAGTGCCCGGCTCGAAGTACATGCGATACGGGTCAATGACCTCGGTGCAAACATCCCTGCCGTTGTAGCGAGTGTACATACCCACGTTGCCGCAGGTAATCAGCCAGGAGATAGCCTCCTCGAAGATTGTGGGCATCTTCTCCCGTGCCCAGTAGTACCGCAGTGCAGCCTCGCTTGTCTTGGCTTTGACGATGTCTTCAGGCGACGGACTAGACGGCAGCACCGTCAGGGACGGATAGGCAACCGACAGGCGAGCCTCAAGGTTTCGGTAGATGTTAATCAGCAAGTTGATGGTAACATCGCTTGTGTCCCGCTTGCGACGACGGAAGTCATTGATCGTGCGGTCGTAGTAGAGGTGCTGACGCCCCTGCAGGTACAACAAACAAAGGTCCCAAGTACGGCTGAACCGATTCTTGTCCTGATCAAAGTCAGACAGCTTCGTCTTCATTACCGCAGCTTTGGGGATCTTCATCCTGAGTATTCTCCCATTTTACGCTTTGCAGCACTCTTGCGTTGCAAGCTGTACCCAATAGCCGCAGCTTGATCAGGTTTGTAGCCTGACTTGATTAGCTTCTTTGTGTTCTTTTTGCGAGTGTTGTCAGAGTAGCCTTGTTTTAGCTTGCCCATTTAAATCACCATCTCCACTCAACGCCTACGGTTCCGACCCAATCGGCGGAATCTCCCCAGGCAGCGCCTGCTGCGAGCGTTGCTGTGAGGTCGAGTTCACGCCCGACTGTATGTCTAGCAGCAACACCAGCATCCCACCTGTCAGTATTCCCAGCAAGAAAGAGGTCAAGACCCCCATTGTCACCAGGGCGCAGATCAACAGGGTTTATCCCTCTGAGTCCGAGGGCTTTCCCGTTTGGGCTGCTGCTGCCTCCACTGCTGCTCGCTTCTGCTTAGCAACATCTTCCATAGAGATTCCCAACACACCGCCTAATGCTCCTAGTACAGATGCAACGATAGCCTCTGTAGGCAGATCAGGCCAAAAATGGCTAAGCAAAACAGGAAGAAGCGCCGCAAGAAGGGACAGCCAAAGTTTGCGTGATTTCATCTTATCCATGATCAGATCCCCTGTGAGAACGTGATAAACACAGTAAGTGCAGGCAGATTACCACCAGCGTCGGTGACATTGACTGACAGGCCATCCCCTGCGGCCAACTTAATAACGCCAGCGGACGAAGCGGTTGGGCGCAAGATCGCAACACTTGTTTGATCGCAGGTAAACTGCGGGAAAATGTTGGCAGGGCCAGGACCGATAATATCTACGAGGCACCCAGCGCCACCTGCTGCAGCCCCTTGGTAGATAACACAATCGTGAATCACGACTGCGTCTTTGACGGTAATCGAATACGTCTCGGTCGCAGCAGCGGCAGTATCAAACCGATACACACCCAGCGGGGCACCAGTTTGCAGCGGGTACACAGCAGGCGCACCCTGATCGAAGTTGACCGTGCGGCTAAAGAACGAAGACGTAAGCTCAGCAGAGGTGCCAAGCAAATCGAAGTCTGTGGTTGCAACCCAAGCGCTGCCCTCAAAGCGGTAGTACAGTGCGTTGGTCTTATCAAACACCGTGTCTTGGTGAGTGGGGTAAACAAACTCCCACCGATCACCACCACGCCGCACTGCGATGTGATTCTCTTTGCCAATCCAGCGCCCGGTCGCACCGGTGTCCGCAACAAGCCACATCTGGTTGTTGGGAGTAGAAGCAGGAGGCGTTGTTGAGATGCCCTCGACCACAAAGGTTGGATCGAATGTCTGGGGGCTAGTAAGCGAAGTAGACATGTTGTTCCTTATGCGGTGAGCTTCTTAAGTGCTGCCGCTAAAAGTTCGTTTTGTTGTTTGGCTGATTTGGCTGCCGCTTTGTCATCAAAATACCCTGTGGCAGTCCCGGCAGCAGTTAACGCTGCGCTGCCCATGTCAGCGTTTTCATCACCGAGCAGTGCTCTGGTTGCCTCATTTCCAGCCTGATAAGCACCCATAATAGCAGCCGGGTTGCCCTGAGTTGCTATACCAGCACCCAATGCACTCAGCCCACCGCCGATCATGCCGCCGATGTTTTGACCACGCTTAGCCTTAGCCGCTTTGCGCATCATCTCTTCACGCTGCATGTTGCTGCGCTGCTGCTTGCGCCCAATGACGCTGCCAAGTCCTCGGTAATCCATCATCACTCCATGATGTCGTCGATCGACACGGGGCCGTTATCTTCTGAGTTGCTGTAATCCTGTGACCACGCAGAGCGGATGGCCCTGGCTACCATGAAGATAGCCAGAGCCTCCGCCCCTTGAAGTAACAACGAGATTACCTCAAGCAACGTTACACACCTGCGTAGCTGATGCCGACGAGGATGCCGTTGCGGTTCGGGTGGCTACAAACCAAGTTGTAGTAGTAACGAACATACGCTTCGTACGCATCTTTGTCACCAACACGCGACAGCACGTTGCCGTCGAGGTTTGCAAGTTCCGGGGACTGCACCTCGGTAATAAGCCAGCTATCCGTCCGAAGGAAGATAAGCAGGCCTTTGCCGCAGTGACGGCTTACCTTGAGCGGAAGCCCGTTGAACGAGAACCCACCGGTGAAACCAGCGTCGCCGCTATCGACGTTCTTCCGAAACGCGCTTGCACCAACAAGTGCCCCAGGAACCGTCTGAACCAGAAGGCCCATGTATTCCTGACGGAAAATGTAGTGGGCAATCATGCAGTCAGGCATTTCACCCGAAGCCGACATGATTTCGTCGAGCATGAACTGCAGGCTCTTCGGCGTTACCAGCGAGGTGCGAGCACCGTCGTTAGCAACCGCACGAATGGTGCTTTGCAAAATCGGATCACCAGTAAGCGTCGAGCGATCAACACCAAAGTGCTTTTCTACATCAGCGTATTTTTCGCCACCAGCAAGGTTGCTGTAGATGCCGCACGTCATAAGGTCACGAGCGTTACCGGCAATGTCGTTTTGGCAGATGACAGCACAGGCTACCTTGTTACCAAAAGCCGATGTATCAACCGCAACACCAAACGTTACCTCACCAGCGTTAGTAGCATGTTGCGTAACGGTGGTAGTAGCAACAGTTGCATAGGTATCCATACGGACAACCTTGCACGGAACCGTAGCCGGGTTTGCCGGGATCTGCTCAATGTTCCCACTGAACTGGTGGTCAGCGCTGTTGATGTGCTCATGGATAAACCCAACGCAGCCGTTGCCCACGAACATTGCCGAGTCGGCAGCGTTCTTCACGGTTTCGATCGCACCATCAAGTTCGCTTTCAAGAGCGTTCAAGAACGCACCTTCGCTAGCCTTGGCCTGCGCAATCGCCGGACCCGTCAGAGCCATGCGACCGTAGAGGTACTTGGCTTCAATCTGCAGATCCTTGTAGGTGTTTTGTCCGTCGTCAGGCAGGGTCCCGCCGTCTGCACGGTAAGCGCCGGATGCGTTACGAGCAGTACGCACGGGCATAATAACTTTGCGACCGGTCCACGTCATTTTGCGACGGTTGAACAGGTCAAAGATCATCATTTCGTTGTTAAGCTGATCCCGAACAGGACCGGCATAATGGTCCTTCAGGATTGCATCCAACGAACTGAGGGGATTAGGAGTGAGTGCCATTTCTTATATCCTAGAAAATGCCTTCTTTCAGGAGCCTTTCTGTGACCTCCCGAATCGAAGTAGCGTTAAACTTGTTACCTGGCTGACTATCATGCCCGCCAGTGTGCCCAACCTCGGGCGGAATATCAGACTCTGCAGAGGGAGACTGACCATGTTCTTGGGTGTACCGAGCGATTGCAGCCTCTTCGATTTTAGCAATGTGTGCCGAGTAGACAGAAGCCAGTTCAGTCATGTTAGTTGACGGGTCATCAATAACCGCTTGCAACAACATTTCCGACGGAACGTTTGGGTACTGCTGCTCAATCGAATCAAGCTCACGCTCGATAAGGTCGTACTGTTGCTGCTCGACGATTTGATCCATCGAGTGCCGCAGTATATCCAACTCAGAAACCTCTTGGGGCTCCTCAGTATAACCGTAATCGCTTTGTTCTTCCTGACCCAGAAGCTGCTTCAAGTTGTTGATTTGCTTGAGTTGTTCTTCTAGTTCAGCAATGCGGGCCTGACTCTGCTCAGCCTGCTCGGCGTAACCATTACGCGCTGCGATTACCTCAGAAAATCGGCTGTAGGGAACGGAGTGACCAGTTTCGGTTTCTTCGTCACTGTCCTCGTGTTCCTCGTACTCACTACTGCCTTCATCCTCGTACTGCTCGCCCTCGTCAGAGTAAGCCTCGTGGGTTTCGGGTTCGTGTTCGATTTCCTCTCCACGGAGTTGGGCGAGCACTCCTTCTCGTTGCTCATTACTTAGCACCGACATTTAACGCCCCTTTCATGCGCGGATAACGCCCCGCCTAGCGAAAACGCACCGTTATGGAGACAAGTCTCCGAATAAATCTTCCAGAGGATTTGGTGCGAAGTCATCCTCGGAAGCTGTAGCAAAGGCACGTCCTGTCGCCATTTCCCACTCGATCATTTCTCTAGTGTTCGATGGACGTTGTTGTTGGACAACTTCTGCTACAATATCATCTACTTGATCTAATCCCATCAAAGCAAGGCCAGTTGCAATTACAATGTCATCGTGCTTGCCGCTAGCAGCCTCTACCTTGCCACGTGAGTTGTAAACTAGGGCATTGGCCTCAGCCATAAAGTTCTGGTCGATCACCTCGCACCAGCCCCTTGTAATGTACTCGTAAAGCCTTGATAGTAGTAGGTTTCTGCTTTTGGCATTGGTGTTGAAACCGTACCGTGGGGTAAACATACCCTTCACTTTGTCCCAGTACTGATCCCGATACTGACGTGGATAAGCCTTGGATTGCAGGTGCTCAATGATGGACAGACCATAACTGTTGGACTCGACGACGGCCAAGGCGCTGTACTTGGCTGCCATCTCATGGACTACTTCGCCAAAATCCGACGGCGCAATGTGGTCGTAATAACTGGCCACCATTTCGATCTTTTGCTGATTAGATACATCAAGGACCATGATAGCACTGAAGTCACCCCCTGGGGAGCCACTAGCAGTATCCACCCCCATGGCGTAAACATGAAACTTCTGGGGTTGTTTGTAGATCTTAAGCCCGGCGGTCGTTGACTTGACAGGCCACGGGTCAGGGAAGAACCGGCTACCACTGGTGACAAACGCCATCTCCGCGGAGACAGGAAACTCCTGATTGAAGATCTGCCAGTTGTTAGCGCACTTGGTTCGCAGGACCTGCACCATCCAGTTACGCTGAGGATCGGTGAGGTTGTGCTTCTGGGCGTACTGTCGCTCTAACTTGCTGAAGTCTTTGAAGGCTGGGTTCTTGCGGGTGTAGCGATCATCAATCGTCCAGCCCATGAACATCTTGTCGAACCCATTCTCGGACTGCCACATCTCATAGGCTTCATTGAGGCCGTTAGCTGTAGACTCCAGAATGACGGTTGCGTTGGCCTCTGCTGTACCGAACAGACCTGCAATGGTTTTGCCGAGGTTGGGCCAGAAGGCGTACTCACTGGCGTGGATGTACTGGTAGGTCTGCCCACGGAAAGACTCTGACGATGCAGTGCCGACCTTGATCATACTGCCCGTCGCTAGCTTCAGGGTGTTCGACCGGTCATGCAACGCACGCACACGGATGTGGTTTGGCAGGTTCTTGTAGAAGAACTGGTAGATGGAGAAGATAGCCTTAGACGCTTCGTCGGTGTGGGCCACCACTGCGATCTTAGTGTTCTTCTTAAACAACGCTTTCCACAGGAAGTACCCCGCAATAAACGTCGTTGACCCCAGCTTACGAGCCTTCAGGATCATCAAGTGGTTTTCAGTCTTGAGCTTCTCGAAGACTTCTTTCTGGGCCTGGTTCAGCTTGAGCGTCGTTTCCAAACCGTGGATGTCCACGATCTTGAGGTATCGCTCCGCAAAGTAAGGGAAGTCCTTGGCGCACCTAAGGATTTCCTTTTTTACTTTAACGCTGCTCACTACCTACCTGCTTGATTCAGAAGCCGACTAAGTTCACGGGCTCGTGCAGGCATCCCAAGGTCAATCAACTCCTGGCGCAGTTTCGGAAACTGGTCGCGCAGCTTCTTGCCCGTGTTGATCTTCTGATTGCGCAAGAACTTTTCAAGTTTAGGGCTTGGCGCATCTTTGAGTTTTAGTTGGCTACGAAACGGGGTGTGCGTTCCGGTACGACGCCGCATAGCCGAACGGATCTGTTGCGGGTTCTTGCCCGTTTCCTTAGCAATCTGTTTGAGCGTTTTACCTTTACCTTTCAGGCGCAGGCCCTTTTCAGCCGGGTCTTCCAGGCGAGGTTTGCGTGATTCGAGACGCCGGACAGGTTTAGCAGGAGGCTGCTTATAAGACTGGCGAGGGGGTAAAGCCTTACGTTGCGGTCCAGACGGCAAGCCCCTTCGCCCTGCAATCTTCTTAGCCGGCTGCACAACCTCAGCATCAATAATCTCAGGTTCCTTCTTTGGCCTGCGGGTAACAGCCTTGCCCGGACCCCGTGGAGGAATGACCTCTGCGTCTACTGCCTCGGTCTTAGGCTTGCGCTTAAACTTGACGGTCTTCTTAGCTTTGATTGCTTTGCTAAGAAGCGGCAGTTTTTGCAGCGCCTTAATGGTAATAGCGCCTCCAACACCCATGGTGGCAGCGGTTGCCGCACTTACCAAGCCGGCTTCGAGAAGGAACTTCCCAACGTCTTTTGCGCCTTCTTTGTATAGGTCGTGCAACTCCGCTTTTTTATACGACTTAGCCATCTCACGAAACCTGCGCTTGCGGGCCTCGACATCATCTTTAGACTTGTCTTTGCCTGGTGCGACGAGCCCTGGCACCTTGGCCTCAACTTTACGCTGGGCGCTGGCAATCCGGTTGCGGACCTTGCCGGTCTTATCTTTCTTCACCTCTTTGACGATGATGTTCGTAAAGGTGGGGTCGTACCCAGCACGCTTGGAACTTTCGATGAACTGCTGGACCAGTCGCTCGTTTTCTGGGGTCGGTTTGTAACGTCGCTCAGCCATGGCTATGCGCTCCCTGCCGGTTCGGCGAATCGAAGATAGGCGTTCTGAATGATCTGATCGCGCAGCTTCTGATTGGTTTCTTCGTTAAGGATGGTGTGGGCATCCTCAACAATCTTAACAAGGCCCTTGAAGAAACGCAGTGTCTCTTCCGGTGAGTCCTCAATAGACTCGGGAAAGCCGCTGATCCACACCTGCACCGGCTCAAAGTACCTGTAAAAGCTCTTCTGCTTTTTACGGAGACACCGCTGGTTGATGAGTTTAAACTCTTTGCAGAGCTTTGTAACCTCCATCACGGTGACAAGGTAAGTAGCATTGTAGTTCTGCTCTGGCGTCAAGTTCGTCTCGTCCCGATCTTTGTAACACGCGTCCATAGATAAGGCGATTGACTGCATAAAGTCCATGAGTCGAAACTCAGTCCCTTGTGACGTTACTCGATACTTTGGCATTAGACTTCCCTTCCAGCATTACTTGTCCGCCTTACAGCAACGGAGTTAATCAGTTTGGCAAGATCCTCCAGAGATATGCCAGGATTAGCTTCCATTGCCCTTCTAATCATACCATGAGGTCTAGGCAGGTTCCCTTTGCTAACCCCCTTGGATTCTTTGATGTACTTTTCCAACTGTTTAGCGCTGACATCTTCGCTACCGATTTCATCTCGTAGCTCCATAATGTCGGTTCTCATCTCCTCTGGAGAATAGCGTCCGTACTCTTCCATGTTAGCGCCAAGTTGTTTAAGCAAAGGCCCCTGTACTCGCGATAAAGCCTTACCGGGGCTGGCAGCCTTAAATGACTCATCGAAGGCGTGCTCTAACTCATGGCGAGTAACGCTTCTTTTCTTCTTGTCGGTCAACTGGCCAGGGTTCACACGAACGTCAGTGCCCGCTTTTTTTAAGCTCCTCCGGTGCTTAGTTGCACTTGTGGGGTTTTTACCCCGCTCTGTGTAGACACCGTACGCATCTCCAACTCGTTTCGTTGCGTAGACCGGGGTTGCTCTAACTGTGTCGTGCACATGCTCCAGCACATCGTCGTCAACTTCTATGCCTTGTTTTGCAAGCCTATCACGAAAGCGATCACTAGTAAGCCTTTCAAGTAACTCATCTTTTTTTCTTGTAGCAGCCATTTGCACCGCCGCTGCCTCTCTAGGGGTAATACCTTTACCTTTGTAAACCTTGCGTCTGATGTAGGTAGGAAGGCCGAGCAAGAGTGTTGCGCGCGAGCGTTTACTCATCAGACCTCCTTTCCAATCACGGCGCTAATCTTAGCGTAATGCTTGCGCATTTCGCTCAAGCCTTCCTTGATGAGCACCTCAGTGTCTTTTACTTCTTTCTCGATTGAGTCGAGGCGAGTTACCCACTGCAGGCGTTCCTCATCGTACTTGCGCACGACATCCATAAACCTGTCACGGGTTGCCTGCTCCCTGCGGTTACAGTCTTCCATTTGCTCACGTAGCTGTAGTTGGAAGTTGTCCGTCAGATCATCAAGGCGTTTTGCCATCTTTAGGTACAACCAGAATATAGCTCCACTGGCGAGGCCCAAGGCCCCGAAGTCCGCCAGCATTTGGAGTATCTGGTTGGAATCCAACTACTTTCCGTATTTGGGGGCGGTTTGCTCCCGAAAGCGCTCCATCATGGTTTTCGTCTTGCCACGAAGTTTGGCGCGTGCTTTTGCTGCCGCCTTCAAACGATTCAAACGTTTGACTGCTTTTTGCTTGCTGTCCACCGGTTTTCTGCCGGTTTCGCCGGGACGAACCACAGCGCGATCAGCGCCACGCATCATGCCTTTGAGTTTGTCGAGTTTGTTCATTTCTACCTCACTAAGTATTGAACAATAAGGGCCGTAGCGATTGGCGTCGCAAGCCCAACAAATGTGGTCATACGCACGACAGCCTTACTGATGTCGCGCATCTCATTATCCAACTTTTCAACGTCTTTGAACAGGGCTTTGATCTGGGTATCGTGCCCGTCGATCCGTGCCTCGTTCTTTGCAACCTTCGCTTGGACGGTCATGCCTGAGCCTGCTTACTGGACTCATACCGCTTCAGAAGGGATCTTCCCTTTGCAGCCAATCGAAGCGCAGCTTCACGGCTTTGTGGTACAGGCTCACCCCATGCGTTAGCGGAAAGGGCCAGGCGTGTAGGGCGACCCTTGTCATCCTTCATGGGACCCTTTGGATTGGTAAAGAACCGAGTTAGGAACGATCCTTTGCGCCGCATCTTTTCCGGGGTGTCGGCTGCGCCTTTGACTCCGGGCTTGAGGTTTGCACCTTCTTTGCGCTTGAAGTGCTCACGCCCTGCTTGTGTCAGGCCGCCCTTGGGATCTTTGAGTCGCTTCTTCATGCTTTGCTTGTCCCTGCCGCCAGTCCGTGCCGGCTGTACTGCTTGCCCTTACGAGTCGCTCTTGCCTTGGCAGCCTCGGCTTTCTTCAGTTTGAGCCTACCCGCTGCAGAGGACTTTAGCCTGGCAATCTTCTTTTCGGGCAAGTAGACCCCGCTACCACCCTGGCCCGGCTTATCTTTGCCGGAGTATTTCCATTTCTGCTTAGTCCATTTGCTAAGGGACGTTTCCTTCTTTGCGCCGGAGTAACCACCGCCCCGCTTCTTATACAGTTGGGTGGCAAGCTGCATGGCACGGGCGCTGTGCTTTCCGCCCATCTTTGCCTTGGCGTCTTTCTTAGCCTGCTCCCACTTTGCGGGATCGGTCTTAGTTGCTGTCTTAGCCATTACTCAACAACCTTGAGCTTGGACTGCGCCTTCTCATCGGACACGTCCTCAATCTCATCGAGCAGTTCCTCAAGCATGGTTCCCTTCTGCTGGTCATCCATGTTCCACGTCCGGCGCTGGTTTTTCATCAGGGTCGTGCTCACCTCGCTGGCTGTCTTGAGGGCGAACAGCTTCTTGTTCAAGTTCTCAAACTCTTCCCGCTTCAACTCATCAATGGTTTGCTTGAGAAGGTGGGACAGATCGAGGCTGACGTTCTTGTGATCCTCAAGCACTTGCTGCAGCGTGGTAACAGCTTCCCGCTCGGCATCCTCCACGCGCTTACGCGCACGTGACTTAATACGCTCCAGCTTCTCGACGGCGAGTTTCTTTAGGTCACGGCCCCACCCATCACGCTTGGCACGGCTCCGAAGCGTATGCACCGAGATGCCATTGGCAGCGGCAAGCTCCGTCTGCGGAAGCCCGGCCTCGTAATCAAGCCGAATCTGAATCCATTGACTATCGCTTAGTTTGCTTGCGGGCATTTCGTTTCCTCAGTTTGTCTGCAGCCAGGCGTCGAGCCTGCTCCTTGGTCATAGGGATCAACTTCATCGAGTCGTCATCTGGATAACCAGCCGAAGATGGCAGTTCAAAAGCAACAGCAGGACCACCCCGCTTCAAAAGGTGAAGAGCACCCCTACCGAGTAGCTGCACGAGTGGATGCATGGAACCTCCGCCCGCACTATGCGGAAAACAACCCCCCATCGCAAGTACAAGCCCAGTTGGTAAGTCCCCGTGCTTCGCTTACCAAGTGGCCAAGCCCCTCGTGTGCGTCAGTTTACTTAGAGTTTTTTTGCTCTTAGATTCAGACCCCTGAGCGAGCCTTCCGCATGGTAACTCTCTGATTACACACGCAAAGATCCCAATACTGTTGCTTTTCGGAAACACATGGTAAGTAGAGAACACCTTACCTGATGTAAGCGACAAACGTGCCACGTAAGAAACAAGCCGCCAGCACCGCAAAGTTCAAACTGTTCCCAGGACCCAAGCTCGCACTCTGGATGAAGTGGAGATGCCCACAGTGCAAGGGACACAGGGCAGCCCCAGTAAGTACACGCAAAGTCTGGGAAGAGCCATGCTCGGTATGCACCACTTTGAAAAACTAGGTGCGGGTGGAAGTGGTATTATCAACATATACCGCAATCCAAACAACACGATCGCACGATGGAAGCCGGCCAACCCAGCGAAGCTGGAAACCTACTGGCTGGTAGATTAGGGAACCTACCGACCGGTCAGTAGATTATGGAAACCTACCCAAAGGTAGATATTAGTTT